ACCGCAGGAGAGGCGCACCGAAAGCGGTGGCTGCTGCGAAGGCCGAGGCTTCCAGCCCCGGACGCCCGTAGAGGTTGAAGACCTCCTTCCATGCGTCGAAGGAACCCACTGGCACCGTGTAGGCAGCCAGCGCCTTGGTCACCGTGGAGGGCGGGCTATGGTAGGTCCCGTCCACGCCGATCTCACGATCCCCGACGATAAACTTGCTGTCGTTATCAGCCCATCCGAATTGGTTACGCATTTGCTCCGCCTTCTTGTTATGGAAAATAGTCTGGAATGACCGCACTACGTAGTCGATCAACATATCGAACTGCTTCTTCGGAAGCACAAGGCTCCGGGCGGCTAGCGCCTTACGAAGCTCATCCGGGGCCATACAGGTAGATGTAGTAAGCGTGAATTCCTTGACGCCGTTCTGTGGTGTGTGGAACCGGAACAGGACAACGCTGCCCTCAATTGGGTCCTCCATGAGCTTGGCGATATAGAAGTCGTACGGGTAGATCAGTATCGGCTCGGCCTCTTCACCCTTCGCCTCGCCGTCCTTCCCCACACCCGCCAGCAGCGGCTTGCGCCAGATGCCCCCTGCCTTCCCGCGCACGTAGGGGAACGGATACTCGGGGATGCGGTACTTGAGGACGTCACCGGTAGCAGTCTCTACCTCGACCTCGTTGTCCTCCGGTGTGGCCTCGCGCAACTCCTTGCCTAGCGTGATAGGCGACTTGATCTTCCCGAAGTGCGGGCACCCTGCGCATACACCGGGGTTATTCTTCTCGAACTCCGCGCAGGTGTGCGGTCCTATGATATGCTTGAGCTTCTGCTCTGTCTTGTCCGGGTCGTAGTCGGGGTGCCCCTCCGACATCAGGTGGATCGCCTTGTTCTTGTCCTTGCAGAACTTGGCGATGGAAAGCGCGTTGAACCAGCGCGGCTCCGAGATGACTGCCTGATCTGCATAACAGGCGTTAAGCTGTGCGCAGCCGTCCTCCTCGCGTTGCATGATCCGAGAGAAGCTTGTGTCGATGCTGTCCTGTAGGAGCTTGCCCAGCGGGCTCAGAGGTTGGCGCTGTTCGGTCGGTGCCAGCTTGGGGCGCTCTTTCACGCCCAGCGTCTCGCGCATAAACTCAAGAGTGACCGGGTCGCCCACACCCAGCACCTGCACTTCTACCGGCTCATCACCCTTGAAGTTGAAGGTACCGGGAATGCGCAGGATGCGCGCCACTTCGAACACTGCCGGGTCCACCCGCAGGTCCTGAGCCTTGCACACTTCCTTAAGGCGGTTGGCGACCGGCTCCCACTCCTCGCGGGTAACCTCCTCGGTCAGCGGCCAGTATACGTGCAGCCCGCGCCCTGAGTTGATAATGATCGGTCGAGGGAGTCCTACGGTGCTACAGAACTTCTTGAGGTCTTGCAGCGCTTCACCCTGCGAGGAATAGTCCTTGGTCGGCCCGCAGTCGATATCGAGCCAGAAAGCTTTGAGCGCCTGCACGTTGGCCTTGAGGCGCGAGGAGTCGTCCTTGTACTTAGCGACTCCGAAAAATACGTTCATCTTGCGGCGGACAAAACGCTCCGCCCACTTATCCAGTTCCTCCCTGCTCTCTACGAGCTCTTGCTGCATTCCATTACTAGTGATCCCGACAACGGCAAACCAGCCACCCTCCGGCTGGACCGCTGACAACAGATCGAAACCCTCCATAGCACAACGATCCCCGTACGGGGGCAGTGTGCCTACCCCCTTAGACTATTCACGTCTGCACAGCTGCTTAGGCAGCGGTGCCCTCCAGACTGGCGATATAGGATTCGAGTAACGTGACCACACTGGCCTGCGGGGCCGAGACCCCGCAGAACCAGTTATATACCGTGGCCCTCGTCACACCCATACGCGCTGCGACTACCGTGACCGGGACGTCGTGCTTGATGCACAGACGCCCCAGACGAACGCCCAGCTTGCGCTTATCGGCCTTCGCATTCAAGTCGCGAATACGCAGTGTGTAGCCTTGGCTCATTCGTCATCAGCCCAGTTATCGACGAGCGCACCGATATCGGTGGACAGCTTAGCCGGTGCTTCCTTCTTGGGGGCGCGCTTTGCCGGGGCGGCTGCTTCTTCCTCTTCGTCCCCATCGTCAGCCCAGACGTTAGCCTTCTTGGCAACGGCAGGTTTGATGGCCGGAGCGTCTTCCTCTTCTTCCGGCTCGGCAGCGGGCAGCGCCTTCGGCTTGCTATCTGCTTCCCCAGCACTGATCTGCACCAGCTTGCGGGTCACGGGGTTAGCTTGCGAGGTCTCGACAAGCTCCAGCTCTTCCCCGGTAATGAAGCGCTCAGCGGTGAAGTTGAGCTCCATCGTTTCGGCATCGAGGTTGTAGGCGATGGTCGTCACCACGCGGTCAGGCGCGGTGTTGTTCGCCACGAGGAAGCGGCAGTAGCTCTCGAACGGATGCGTGTTGCCGTTGCCCTTGCCGAAGAGCGACTTGGCCGGGATGTTGAACTGGTAGATATCACCCGAGGTATCGCCTTCGAGCAGCAGTGCGACCTTGCGCTTGAAGCGGCAAGCCTTGCCCTTCCCGTTCTGGCCCGAACCGTCGATGTTCATCGGGCAGCTTGCGCAGTTAGCAGCTTGCCGGTCCTTCGCCTTGGGATCGGGCTTGTCACCCAGTGCGGAGAAGCAGTCGGGCATCGTGCCCTTGGCGTTAGGGTCGTAGACGCCCTCGTAGTACTCGCGGCTCGGCTTCTCCAGCATGTCGATGATGATGGCGTTGAACTCGCCCCGGATAGCCTTGCCGACCTGCTCACCGCCCACGATGCGCTTGAAGGTGCCGTTGGTGTTGGTAGCGATGCGGTTGTAGCCGCCAATCGAGTTTTCAGCGATCTGCTGGCCCAGCTTCGACGGGGGCAGGGCAGAGGCGGCGACAGCGCCGGGGTTCTTGAAGATGGTCAGGTTGCTCATAGTCTCTCTCACTTGTTAGTCGGCTTGCGTACGCTGATAACGTACTTGGTGTCTGCGTTCAGCCCAATCGGCAGGGTCTCGGGGTTCTCCTCCAGAAACTGCCTCATGTTGCCGTTGTGGATGCGCTGCTCCAACAGGAACGGAGCATCCTGCTCCTTGATGAACCGGTACATACTCTCCCAGTCATTGGTCCAGTAGCGGGTAGCGGCACGGCGCGAGACCGTGCCCTCAGCGGTACGCAGGCTATCCACGTTCTGGCTGTTGCAGATTTCAAGGAGAGCCGCGCTCACCTTGTCCTGCTGCTCCTTAAGGGCCGCGATCTCGGCCTTATGCGCCTCCTCCTTCTCGTTGATGGCGTCCCGGATTTTCCGGTAGACCTTCACGAGCTTGTCAGCAGGCAGTGTTTCACCGTCCATTGTTTGCTCCTTTGGTTGGCGGGTGAACAGTAAACTAACTTTTGACAGTGTCAAGAGTTACTGAGTGAGAACCTCACGATACAGGTCGATCAGTTTCTCGTGGTTCTCGATGTTGCCCTGTAGCATCGTATACAGCCGTTCCTCTACCGCGCTGCCCTTGATATGCACGACGGTCATGGCGTTCTTCTGGCCCGGACGGTTGATGCGGGCGTTGGCTTGGAGGTAGGTCTCTACGCTCGTAACAGGCGCGTACCAGATGATGGTGTCCGCTGCCGTCAGCGTCAGGCCGTGCGAAGCTGCCTGTGGCTGGATGATAAGCACGTGTGGGTCTTTGTTCGCTTGGAACCGATCCACTAGCTCGCTGCGCTTGTTGACGGAGACCTGCCCGTTAATGACGCCGCAGGAGATGCCTTCCTTCTCCAGCCGTGCCCGCAGTAGCTCGATGGTGTGCGTGAAGGGGACGAAGACCAGCACCTTGTTGCTGGCTTCCTCAATGACCTCCAGCACGGTGTTGAGCCGGTTGGACACGTCGAACTCCAGCACCTCGCCAGTGTCCGTATAGACCGCGCCCCCACTGATCTGGAGCAGCTTGTTAAGCTTGGCGGCGGCGTTGACCGCACTGACTTCCTCGCCCGCTGCTTCCATAATCATCTCGTCACGGAGCAGCTTGTAGTACTTCATCTGCTGCGGGGTCAGCGGAGCGTCTCGGTCGAGGTGCGTCACTTCCGGCAGGTCGAGGCAGTCCTTCTTCTCGAACCGGATCGCAGGTTGTAGGATGTTATGCACGTAGGCAGGAGCACTAGGCTTCGGCACCCATTTGAACTGTGTCACCTTGGTCATGACAATCGTCTTGAACTGGTTGTAGTACGGGGGGCACCCTTCGGGATTGACCAGCTTGGCGAGGCCGAAGGCGTCAGCAGGAGACTGCGCAGCGGGCGTACCGGTCAGCATCCACAGACGCGGGTCCGTAGCCTTGAGTAGCCGGTTGAGTATCTTCCAGCGGTTGGTCTGTGCGTTCTTGTAGGCGTTAGCCTCGTCCACCACGATCAGGTCGAAGCCGCCAGCGGCCACCTCGTCTGCCACCACGGACAGCCCGTCGAAGTTGATGATGACGAATTCCACACCGGACGCGATAACCTTCTTGCGCTGCGCAGCAGCACCGTGCGCCACGCCGCATGAGCGGTGCATAGCAAAGGTGAACAGGTCCTTCTGCCATGCCGACTTCATGATCGAGAGCGGGCACAGCACTAGTACGCGCTTAACCAGCCCACGCTTCATCAGGTAGTCCGCTGCCCAGATGATACTGGCCGTCTTGCCAGTGCCCTGCTCGTTGAAGCAGAACGCGCGCTTGCGGATCGACAGGAAGGATGATGTCGTCTTCTGGTGGTCGAACGGCACGTGCCGACCGGTCCACGTATAATCCCGCAGGATGGGCGACGGTACGTCGCTACGCAGCTTCGCCAACTCCTCGGCTTCACCGTGCCCCCAGTGCACCAGTACGCCTTCGTCGGTCAGCGCGCTCTTCTTGATTGTCCCCGTCACCACGGACGGGTTCGGCATCTCCAGCAGGAGTGCCCGGTTGTCGATGATCCTCACGTTTGCTCCTTGAGGTTACTACTTGCGCTTGCGTTCGCGCTTACTGGTCTCCGAAACGAGGTTGCCCTTCTTGTCACGCATGAATGAGCGGTTGGCCGACTTGCTCTCTACCCGCAGACCGGTCTTGTTGCTACCGCCCTTGTCGAGGGCGACGACGTGAGCGACGTCCTTCCCGTCCCCCTTCTTGACCTTCCCGGTCTTCATCAGCTTGGCGCGGGCAGCGTTGCGCATAGTGCGCTTCTTGATCTGCTCCGGAGTACCTTGGTACTTGTCGTATTCCGACCGATAATCACGTGCCATCGGGGGCTGCCTCAACAAAGTCTACGTCGAGCAGACATAGCATACCCGTCGCCAGAGACCTAGCCGAGATGAGGTCGCCACTCGCATGCGTCTCGACAAGCAGGTACAGTTCGCCGTGCTCCTCGCGCTTCCGCTCGTGGTATCCGTGGGTGCTAGGGTGGAGGCGTAGCAAGGTAGTCATCACTTCCTCCGGGGTTTCCAATTCTCACAGGTCTTGACCGGGCACCACGGGCACAGGCCCGAGGACTTGGCGTTCCACACGCCGTTATCCATCGCTGCATCCAGCCGCTCCAGTTGCTCGTCGAACACCGACAGGTACTGGCTCTTCTCCGTAATCACGTGCGTCTTGCGGATCAGCTCCCCGCTAACGACGTAGATAAGTGCCGACTTGATCGTGACCACTTCGGGGAAGTGTGTGAACACCGCCCCAGCCAGCAGGTCCAGCTGCTTGGTATCTGCGTAGCGGGCGCTCTTACCCGTCTTGTAGTCCACGCAGTAAGCCTTGTAGCCGTCGATGATGAGCAGGTCAGCAATGCCCCGCCACCATACGCCCTTATCGAAGAAACCGCAGGGCTCGTAGTCACCGGACACCTTGCGCAGTCCTAGCTTAAGCTCGGCATGCTTATCGCCGGGGATGGCAGCGAGGCGCTCCACGACCGGCTTGATGTAGGCGAACTGCTCGGGGATCGGTGTACCGTCCTTAATGAACAACTCTGCGGCTTCGTGGACAGCGGTGCCGTAGTCAGCAGCCTCCCCCGGCTCGTCCTTGATGTCCTTGGCCACCTTGAGGTGGAAGTACTTCTTCGGGCACTGCTCAAAGGTCTTGATTGCTGAGTACGACCACGCCGTCACGATGCTTAGTCCTTCTTCTTGAAACGCCCAGTGTCGTCGCGCTTGGGCTGTGCGTCAACATATCCATGCCATCGCCCGGTCACATA